GGCGCCGTTCGGGCCCGTGACGACGACCACTCCGTGGTCGGGCAGGACGATGTCCGTCTCCCGATGACCGAGGAACCCGCGGGTCCTGATTCTCCGGATGTGGATCACTACCCTATCCCCGTGAACCGCCGGGCCAGCTCTAGGACCCTGCCCCGGTCGACGCCCTTCGGCAGCTTCATCTTGCCGACGTACGCCGCCAGAGCGGCGGCGAGCGAGTCGGACGACCGCGCCGCGGCGGCGGCCTCTCGAGCGGCCTCGCTGGCGTCCTCGACGTCTATCGTCACCGCCCCTCGATGGACGACCCCCCTGTCGATGAGGATCTTCAGGTCGTCCCTTGCGTCGGCCATCTCGTCGGCCGCGGCCAGCCACTCAACGAATAGCTTCGATCCCTGAGCGCGCTCGGCGAACGCCTCCACGTCGTCGGCAGAGCGAACCTTGACGAACCTCGGTCCCGGGATCTCCACGGACTCGACGCGCCCCCCGGAGTCGACGACGAGCATCCGCCCGCGGTCGGCGACGCCGAGGTCCCCCCACCCGGCCGGAGCCAACGCGCCGATCTGGATCGCGCGAGCGTCTCCCAGAGAGAACGTCGCCATGTCGTGCCAGTGGCCGGCGACGACGATGTCTACGTCGCTCTCGTCGGCGATCGCCCCGAGCCCGGACGCGTCGATGGAGCTCGGGTCGTCCCGCAGGTACGACGGGCTGGAGCTGGTCGATATTCCGAGGTGGAGGACGAGGACCCGAAGGCTCCTCAGGGAGGCTTGTGACGGGTCCGCCCGATCGCCCTCCGAGTCCTCGTCCTCCGCCTCGGCGATCGCAGACCGCAGCCACGTGGCCGCCCGGCCGGACCGGTGAGGGATCAGAATGACGTCCATGTCGCCGAGCCGGTCGACGGACGGCCTGTCGACGACGGTGGACACGTATCGCAGCGGACCGAGAGCGTGGTCGCCGGGCTCGGCCGAGATCGCGTCGTGGTTGCCCGGCATCACGGTCACTGGACACCCCCTGTGGGAGGACTCCGCCAGGACGTCCTGGACGGCCGCCAGGACGCGCGGACTCGGCGCGACGGTGTCGAACAGGTCCCCGGCAACGTAGAGACGAGCGCAGCCCCGCTCTCTCGCCTCCCAGCACGCCAGGCGGAGAGAGTCGATGGCCAGACGGCACCGCTCGTTCAGTCCGATCTCGGCCGGGCCCCCGAGCCGCTTGTGGTTCGCGACGTGGACGTCGGCGACGACGGCTACGGTCGTCATCTCTACCTCCAAGCTAGTTACTGCTCGTCCGGAGTCGCGGGGTTCGGCGACCCGCAGAGCCACGACCGGACGACCGCGACGTTGGCGGCGGACTTCCTGGCGTTTTCCTTCAGTATCTTCAGGTCCTTGCCTAGGTTCATCATGGCCCAGTCGTTGTCCCACCCGCTCTCGAAGTCGAGGAGCAGCTTCGCTTTCCGGAACGGTGCGGCCACCTTGCTCTTGGCGCACTTCACCGTCGTGTAGATCCCGGACGGGGCACCCCCGGTCTTGATCTCCGCCCCCCGCCACGCCTGCAGCCGCCACGTTGCCTGGTGCTTCAGCGAGTGGCCGCCCGGCGTCGTCTCCTTGGGACCGAACATAACGCCTATCTTCTCGCGGATCTGGTTGATGATGACGACCGCCACGCGGCGGTCCCTGGCCAGCCTGCCGAGGATCGGCAGGGACTCCGACATGAGCCGCGCCCTGACCCCGGGAGTGGACTGCGACAGCTCGGTCCCTGCGAGCGAGTCCCATACGACGACGTTCGGTCCGACCCCCTTCGGGATCGCCTCGAACAGCGTCTTCATCTCGGCAATGACCTCCTCGACGGTGGACGGCTCCCCGAGGAGGAGCTCAGACAGGTCGACCCCGAAGACGGACGCCCTGTCCAGCTCGAGCGTCTTCTCCGTCTCGATGAGCGCCGCGACCCCTCCCGCCCGCTGGGCGGCGGCGAGGAAGGCGAACCCGAGGCTCGTCTTCCCCGCCCCCTCGTCAGCGAACACCTCGCCGATCCGCCCGACTGGCAGCCCGCCGCAGGCCAGGACGTGATAGTCGATCGGCTCGATCCCGGTCGGTACGACCTCCGTCACGGCCGACAGAGACCCGTTCGACGCGAGCCCGACGAGGCTGCCCTTCAGCTTGGCCCGGACGCGGTCGACCGGGCGTTTCTTCGACGACTTCGACACGCCGCGCCTCAGAACGGGATGTCGTCGTCGTCGTCGAACGACCCGACGTCGTGGACGGACTCGACGTCGTCCTGAGCGGTCGCCCCGCCGCCGGCGCCGTCGTCTCCGCCCTGGACCATCGCCCGGATCTCGTCGAGCGTCGGGACCTTCGCGAGGTGGCGAAGGTTCGGCTGCTGGTCGATCCACTCGTCGTTCCCGAGAGGACTAGAGCTCCGCGCGGCTCTCACGGTGTAGCGCGTGTCGTTCTTTCCGCTCCCGGTCCGCTCGATCACGATGTCGAACCCGTCGACGGGGTGGGTGAAGTCTCCGCCGGCGTCCTCGTCGCGCCTGATGGCGACGAGCGCCTCGTGGATCATCTTCCCGAACCCGAGGATCTTGACTCCGGCGTCCTCGTCCTGCCTGTCGATGACGCAGGCGAAAACGCGCCTGCTGGCCCAGAAGTCTCGCGCCGCCTCCTGGTCCCGCGGGTTCCCGCTCGCCTTGAGCTTGTCGCCCTTCGCGCACGCCGGGCACGGGCGGCGAATCATCAGCCGCGGGCAGTTGAACACGATCGCGTCCGGGACCCCCGGCAGGTTCAGGAAGTGCTGGAACGTGGTGACGAACGGGGTGCTCCGCCCCGCGGGCGGGGGCAGGAATCGGACGACGTTGCGCCCCACCTCCAGCCGCATGAACTGGCCGCCGGAGCGCGACAGGTCCTCGTGCTCCTGGTCGGCGGCGTCTATCTCGTAGGTGCCGTAATTCACGATGTTCGACATGTTCTCTCTCCTTGCTCGTCCGGCTCGTCCGGCTTGTCCGCTTGTCCGCTTGTCCGGCCCGGAGCCGCGGCCCGGGCCCGTTCATGGTCGCCCTAGTCCCCTCCGAAGTCCAGGGCGGACCTCCCGGCCATCTGCTCCCGCAGGACCGGGTCGGCCGCCATCTCGATCCGGAGCTTCGCCCCGAGCGACTGGAGCATGTCCCGCTTGCAGATGATCGCGTCGACGATGCCCTTGACTCTCAGCCTGTCCGCCTCCTTCTCGATGTACACGGCGTGGGCGTCCGACACATCCTCGTCGAGCATGACGGCGGCGTTGATCTCGTCGACGGTCGGCTTCGACTTCTCGGATCTGGCGTCCTCGCGGGCCTCCAATAGCCGCCTGGCGCGCTCCGCCTCCCACTCGGCCTTCGCCACCATCGACACTCGGGTGGCATCGGCCAGCTGGGCGTTCCAGTAGGCAAGCCGCGGCGGAAGCTCGCAGTACTCCCTGTTCAGGTCCAGCGCGTCGATGTCGACGGACTCCGCTGCGAAGTCCTCCAGATCCAGTCGCCCCTGGTTCTCCACAGGTCACCTCCGGTCGCCGCTCACGCGGCGAGCTCCCACGGCTCGAGATCGCCCAGGGTCGGCCCGACCTCGATGTCGACCTTCAGCGGGACTCCGCACGAGTCGTGGCTCTGCATGATGTCTCTGGCGCCCAGAAGGGTCTCCTCCATGGCGTCCTCCCTGATCTCAAATATCACGCTGTCGTGGACGGTTAGGACCAGCTTGGCCGGGACGCCGTCTCCGAGAATCCAGTCCACGATGTCGCAGATCGACGCGAGCATGAAATCTGACGCGGTCCCCTGAACCGGCGTGTTGACGGCGCTGTTCTCGGCGGTCGACCGCTTCAGGCTGTCTCTCGACGCGATCCCTATCAGCGGTCTTCTGCGGGCGCGCTCGCCGGCCCACCACGTCCAGGCGAATCCGGTCCGACGGGTCTCCTTCAGCCGAGACCTCATCCACGAGGCCAGCTTGACCCACTTCCCGAGGATCGCCTGGCGGAGCCTCACGGCGTCGTCGAGCGAGCAGTCCAGACGCCGCGCCAGCCCCTTGTCGGTCATCCCGTACAGCAGCCCGAAGTTGAAGCTCTTCGCGGCCGTCCTGTGGGACTTATCCACCTCGTCCGGAGAGATCCCCCAGTAGATCGGAGCGATGAGCTTCGCCGTCGCCGTGTGGAAGTCCTCCCCGGACAGGAACATCTCGATCATGACCGGGTCGCGCGACAGGAACGCCGCCCCTCGGAGC